AGTTACTTGTGCATACTGAACACCTGCTGTAAATCTCATTACGATACGTACATTTTGTGAACCGTCATTCTCAGCCATATCAATTACTCGTACTTCGTTCAAGTCATTTAAAAGACCTGTTCCAAAGAATAAGTTAGATTTTTCAGCAGCGATAATCGTTCCTGCTGCTGCACCTCTAATAGCTACTACTGGAATTCCATCAAAGAATAAAGAACCTAAAGACTGGTTGTTTCCTTTGTTTTCGTATCCGTTTGCACCTTGTCCGCCCGATTGGAATCCTCCTAAAGCACGAGTGTAAGCACGTACTACATCAGAAGCAGCATAGATATGTAAATCCTCAGAACCGTAAACAGCCGTAGGAATTGCATCTACAACAGCACCTAGTTCATCTAAAACATTTGCTGATGTAATTGCAGCACCTGTTAAATCTTGACCTGAAGGAAGGTTTGTGTCAGCATCTAATAAAGTTGCAAATCCGTCAAACTGTCCGCTTGTTGCAGTTGAACCAGACCAGATATTTTTCTCTGTTCTATCTGCTACTTTTGAAGCAACGTGTCCGATTACGAAATCAGCAAAGCTTGGTGCTAATTCATCAAAAGCACTAAAGCCCATTTTTTCAGCTTCCCAAGAATCGTGTAATGTTTTCTTACAAATATCAAGGTTCACTTGAAATTCTTCTGGTTGTAGGATAGCTTCTGTTAAAGTTAGCGTTCCTGCATCTGTTTGGAAGTCACAAGAAGCATCTTTTACGATGTCATCAGTAGCAGCCTTTTGAATTACAGATTTGAATTTTACGTTTGGCATTACGGTAATTAAACCCTTATCCAAAGTGTCAGCAGATAGTAAAGCAGCAGCAATGTATTTGCCACTAAATTCACCTGCATAAGTTGTTGTTAATGATACACTCATTTTATTTAGTTTTTAGTTGTTATTAATTGTTTAGTCTTGACATTACTCTATCAATAGTAGTGCTTTTTCTGTTTTTAGAAACACTAAATTTCGAGATAGTTTTATGTACTTCTGGATTTGATACGATAGGCTCAGCACTTGGTTCATTTAACTCAGCTTGTACTTCAACAGGTACTTCGTTTAACTCTACTCTTTCGTGTTTAGCTAATTCTTCTGTTAAAAGGTTTCCTAAGTCATCAGAACTCAAATCTTCTTTTGGTTCTAGCATTGCTTTGATTTCTTCAATCATATCTTTTACTTCTGCTAGTTCTTCTTTAGTAGCATAGCCCATTTCTTCTTCTTCAGCCGCTTCAACCTCAACTTCTTCTGCTTCAGTTTCTTCAACTTCTTCTTCAGTTTCAGCATCTTTGATTTCAGCAATTACACCTTCTTCTGCTACCACTAATATTTTACCGTCTTCCAATATGTACTCGCCAATAGGCAAAGCAACTTTCTCATCTTCTGTAACGATAAACACTTCCACGCCACTTTCAAACGAATCAGCCTCAATGACTGTACCGTTGTCTAGTTTAGCTTGTTCTAGCTTAACTTCTTCGTTAAGGTTTAGAACGTCTTTGATTTTTTCAATCACGTTGTTTGATTTCATACTTATATATAATTTAGATTAATTTAATTTGCATTTTCATTTTTAGAAATTGAACCGATACCCTGAGATATTATATCTCCATTACAACATTCAATAGAGTAAGCATCCCTATCCCTGCATAGGCAACCTTTACGCCCACCCTTTGGGCTTGTCCTACTAGGTGTAAAATATTTAGACCATTTAATCATTTTCTAGTTGTTTAAGTTTAGCTTCTGCCCACGTTTTAGCCGATTTGCCACCCCATAATAAAAACGATATAGTTCCACAAGCTTCTGTATCTTCTGGTTTGTAATACGCTTCTGCCCTTGACAAATAAGAGTACATTCTTTTTATAGTTTCTTTGCTGATTGGTTTTCCTTGTGCTAATTGTTGCGCTCTTACTTTACCGACTTGTGTAGCGCATTTATTATTTACAGCCTCATTAAGTTTTAACCCTCTCTTAGCGTTGTTACTTACTGAACTAGGATAATCTGAATAGCTTTCTAAAACCATTTTTTTACCACCCTTTACTCGCTTATCATTTTTAATAATAGCTTTTATTTCTGCTAGTAAATATTCTGCTTCGGCTTCTTCTATTTGTGCAAGTTCGTCTTTTATTGCTGCATCGTTTGGGCGTTCCATTTCCATCTTATCAGCGAAATATCCTTCAATACTGAAACCGCGAATTTTTTTCGTTTGGACAAATTCCTTCCAGATTTTATCATTGTTTACTTTAACAGAACCGACCCAAGTTCCCAAAGGTAAATCCATCCCAAACTTCACGCTCTTATCGTGTACCTTATCTTCAACAATCCAAGATTCAACTAAACTTAAACCTTCCAATTCGTATTGGTGTTCTAGTGTTGAGTTGTTTTGCTTACTATTCATTAAATACATCTGGGACGCTTTTAAGACAGTATCTTTTGAGAAATATATATAGTATTCATCTTCTCCGTTACGTCTATAAATAGGCTTGTTAGGTATCAATAAAGCACCCATTAATATCCTACGCTCTCCATCTATTTCTGCTAGTTTAAATTCTTGGCTTTTTAGAGCAACAAAATCTTCTTCAATAGCAGGAGATTCTACAACGCTAATGGCTTCAATTCCTAGTTCGCTTTCCTCATCTAATATTAATTCGACTATTCTCATAATAATATATAATTAAATTTATTTATTTTTGTTTTTTATATTGTAGCACCTTCAACGATATTGTTCTGTAAACTTTGTGCTGTTGTTACATCGTTTGAAACTACATAAGCCTGTACTGGTTCGTTTGTTTGACTTGCAACCGCATCCCCTAAAGCACTTGTTTCACTAGAACCTACTACATTAAAACTTGGAGGGGTTGGAGCAGCACCAACCGAAGCACCACCACCAGCCGAAGCACCACCACCACCGCCAGGAACTTTAGTTTTCTTAATGTTTTGTATTTGCTTCATACCAGCAAACACAGCAGCACCAGCAGCAGCAACACCTAAAGCTGGACCTACCACAGGAATACCAGCTAAAGAAGCGTAAGAACTTTGAGCAGATTGATAGGTTTGTATTAATGTAGATGCAATGGCTAAAGCCTTACCAGCAGCAGTTTCTTTACCAGCCAATTCTGAGAATGAACTTAAAGCATTTCCAACTTTTGCTAAATTTTCCTGTTTTGCCTTTGCAGTATTTTTATCAATTTCAACTTCTGCCTTGTCAAGTGCTGTTTTGTTATCTAGTCTTTTGCCATTATAAAAATCAATTATACTTTGTTTCTGTTCTTCGGTTGCACCTAGTCTTTCAAGTTCAGCTAATTTACGTTCTTCTTCAAGGTTTATTTTTTCAAGTTCCGTTTCAGCATCTTTGTCTTTTTGTTTTTGCCTATATGCTTCTTGTATTTCTTGAATCTTTAGAAGTTTTTTATCTATTACTTCTGGTTCTTCTTTTGCTGCTGCTTTCGCCTCGTTTCTAGCGGTTAAAAGTTCCGTACTCAATCGCTTTTGCAAATTAAGTCTTTGCGTTTCTAATTGTATAACACTAGCTTCTAATTGTGCTGCTTCGTTTAAATCATCTTTATTGCTTTTGGTTAATGCGTTTTCAGTTTGTTTAGCTTCTAACCTTAGCTTTGCTACTTCAGTTTCTTTGGCTGCTAAGTCGCTACTTATTTGACCTGCTTCCTCTAAAAATTTAATTCTTTCTTCTGCTGTAAATTTATCTTTACTAACCGCTTTTTCCCTTAGCCTTGCAATATCCTGCTCTGCCTTAGCTCTTTCAACTATTAAATCTCTAGCTTTTTTTTCTGCGTTTGCTCTTTGGTCTGCAATTTTTGCTGCTGATTCCGCATCTGCTTTAATTTCTTTACCGAAATCTTTAACCGATTCAACCGCATTGTTAACACTATCCGTAACACTATCAACACCTAAAACAACCTTACCCACACTATCAGCAGCTATCTTACCTGCTTCTTTAAAATTGCCTTTAAATAATTGCTCAACCGCTTTACCTAGATTTGGTATTAAATTCAACAACCCCTCAAACCGAGTAACAATATTGTCTTTAATTAAGTTAGCGAATTCTGTTATTGCTTGTTTAGGATTCTCAAAAACACTTATAATATTCTCACCTAAATCAGCTAATAAGTCTAAAAGGTTTCCTGTAACGCTACCAATAACGCCTAGTATTTTAGCGAATTTATTCTGCCCTTCTTCACTTCTTGTAAATGCTTGACCTAAAGCTGTGACAGCTATTAATAAAGCACCTATCCCAGTGCCTATAATTGCAACCCTTAAAGATTTAAACCCTGTTGTAACGCTACCAATAGCACCCTTAAACGCTGCGAATTTGGAAACCGCACCACCAGTAGCCTTGTCAAGAGTTCCACTCATTGCTTGGGTCGATTTGTTTGTACCTTGGACTTCTTTATTTACTCCGTCAATACTTTTTTCTAAATCATTTATCCCTTTAACAGCGTCTTTACTATTAACGTTTAAATTAATTGTTTTTTCTATTGCCATTGTAACTCTTGTTTTAACGTTTTGTAACCCTCTTTTAAAGTGGTTGGTAATTTATATTTTCCTTGTGCTACCCTTAGATTTTCGGTTTCTCCGTTAGCGTACTTTAAACTTTCTATTATTAATTTAATCATATTTTATAGTGTTGTTTCAAATAAATCAGTGTCAAACGCTGCAAACTCAGTTCCGTCTATATCGTAAATTGGTCTTATAGATATTTTATAAGTTGTGTCAGAATCTAAATTTAACCGTTCCTTGCCAGTAGGCTCGGTAGATAAAACAAAAGTATCATAAACATCATCTATATATATCTCATATTTAATAAGATTAGAATCAGTTATAGCATCCCAATCAAAAGCTATGGTTGAAGATGTTTTGCTTGTTGTTTCTAAATTCTGAACTCTGCTTAAATCTGGTCTTTGTCCGTTTATGCTTTGCGATGTATTCACTTGTAAATTGTACAATTCTAAATCTGTTTTGTTTGTCAGTAGATTTGTCTTTACTGAGTTTATTCTGTACTCGGTATTATTTATAATAAAAACATCATTTAGTCTATAATTTAAAATTACATTTAAAGGTAAATAAGCAGTAACATTTAATTTTCTAGAATCCCTTGCGAAAATATTAGCCACATAATTTCTGTAATACTTAGTAAATAAATCATCAGACACATCTTGTGTACCTGTGGTTAAAGTGTATTCATCAATTTCAACACCAAAATTTAAAGTATTAAAAACCCTTCCAAAAAATAAATTCGGTAAAGAGTTTGAGGGTCTTAGATAAGGGTTAATAAGCGTTCTAACTCCATTCGGTTCTTCAAATAAAAGCCTATCAGAAACAGTGCCAGAAGTTTGTGTACTTAAACAATAAAGTAATAAAGGCTCACCGATTGTTGGTTCAAACTTTTTATCTAACATAGCACCCTGCGTCACCGCAGTTAAATTACCTGTTTCTTCATCAGTTAATCTTTCGTACATCATTTTCTCAAAACCAACTTCAACTTTATAATTACCCCCATCCCATTTGTCATTTCCATAACTTTCTTGTGAAAATTTATTACCTTGTTGTTCTTCTGAAAACTGTACTAAATATGATTTTTTGCTTTTAAACTTAAATAACATATTTTTAAACTGCAATAATTTAGACACTTTTGATTTCTCTGTATCTACGTACTCAGTAATGTCATAATAATTGCCTGCATTGTAATAATCATCTAAAGGTAAAACATTAATAATCCCATCCTCTTTATATGCAGTTAAGTTAAACATCGTAAAAATGTTTTTAAGAAAATCAAATATTTTAATTTTAGGCATTTGTCTGCTTATTGTCACTACGTTTGCAGATGTAGGTGCTGACTTTTCATAAATCCCTTGGTCATAAGACTGCCAATTACCATTACTTCCAAACCTTCTATTTTTATAAACAACCAAATCTTGTGACATTCCTAAAGTGTTGGCTGTTGTTATATTTATCTGCACGTTAATAATTTCTTCACCCCAGTTTTCTAATGAAAATTGATGAGAAAAAGTCTGAGTTCCTGTCCCACTGAAATTCGCTACTTCTGAATTATCAGAATTTCTTAATATTTGTACATCATAAGTCCTATTTTGGTCAGGTGAATTAACTGTCAATTCAAATAAATACCCCCAATTATAACTAAAAAACCCATCTTCGTAAGGTGCAGCAGGTCTTAATTCTGTTCCAGAAACAAAGTCATAATAATTGTAATTACCAGTCCAAACACTGTGTACATACGAAAATCTAGTGCTTATCGTTTGAACTGCACCACCTTCATCGGCATTAGACAAAAACCCTTCTTCTCTGTGAAGCCACATATAAAGCTTTTTAAATGTAGAACTATTAAAAAACTGTTGGCTAAATTTTATTTGTGGGTAAGTGTTTTCTATTGCATCAATAATAACTTTAGTTTTTAATGCAGGTTTTAAATCAGAATAGTTTATATAGGTATTACTTATAACATCCTTATACCCTTCTTGGTCATTGTAGCCGTATCGCATATTCTTACTATGCGTTATAAGTGGAAACACTAAATCATCACCTTCTGCACTACCTCTTAATTTACTTTTTACAAAATCACTATCATACTCAAAATTTAAAGTATCTGGGTAATCTAAAGAACTAAGTTCATTCTCAGCTAGTAAATCTTTAAACTCAACAGATTCACCTGTAAAAACTAATTTATATGAATAAGCTACATTGTTTTTTAATTCAACAGATGTTAAGCTGAACTTTCCTATTTTGTAATTTAATCCGTTTAGCTGTATTAACGCATCACCTTTATATCTAGCATCGTAACTGTTTTCAATCTTACCATTATAATAATGTTTAAAAACTTTATTGTTATTCTTTGAAGCAGGTACACTAAACTGTTGGCTAAATGGTGCAAATATTTTAGATGGGTCTTTTACGTTTTGAATACTATCTGTAATAGAAACGCTTTCATCTTTAAACAAATCTAACTTTGTAAATTCGTTATATATTTGATATGGTTGATTGTTACCAG